CGCGCGCGACTTCGACACCGAGAGCATCGAGCTCCACTGCGTCGTGCGGACCGACGTACTTGAACTTCATGGCGGTGCCTCTCAGGTCAGACGGGCGGTGTAGCGGACGGGGTAGATCAGTTCGGCGATCGAGGACCGGTCGCCGTACAGCTCGGTCAGGGACCCGGCACCGGTGACGGTGACCCAGTTCACGCCGGCGACCCCTGTGGTGGTGCGGTGGTCCGCGATCCACTCCTCAGCAGCGACACCGAGGGTCACGGCGCGTTCCGCGGCCCACTGGGCGTCCTTCTCCTTGCCGACGGCCTGGATCAGGATCACGAGGTTGAACGTGCCTTCCTCGTCGCGGAACGTGCGCCCGGCCTTCATCGAGGCGGGCTCCTGCCGGAACGCCGCCCTGGTCGTGAACGCCTGCTCCCGGACACCCTTCTTCCAGGTCAGGTCGACGTGCGGCACAGCCGCAAACGCGGTCAACCCACCGATCCCGGTAAGCACGGCGGCGCGGACGGCAACGATCTTGGTGCCGGCCATCAGGGGAAGGTCACCAGGTTCGTGCGGCGGGCGTACCCGTTGATCACCGAGTCGATCTCGGGGTAGCCGGTGGGGTGCTCGTCGTCGGCGACCGCGAGGGCGACGGACCCCTGCTCGGTCTGCATGGAGATCCGGCGGTCGTCGATCGCGGACTCCTCGGAGCGGCTGATCAGCTGGTTCCGGACAGCCCGGAGCATGGCCCGCTTCAGGTCAGCCGGCGGGGCGGTCGCGTAGCCGGCGTCGTAGGTCACCACGACGTTGCGGCGCCCGGCCGGCCAACCGATGGTCCCGAACGTGCCGGCGGCCCGGCGCTCGAGGATCCCGGCGTCGACGGTGAACTGGTCGGTTGCCGTGATCCCGTTGATGACGACGCTGGTGATGGACAGCACGTAGGGCGTCTTCAGGGTCAGGCACCCGGTGCCGGTTCCGTCGAGCACCTCGACGGTCTCTCGGGCCACGAACGAGGTCGCACAGACCCGCTCGACGAGAGCCTGGACCGCTTCACCCTCGGCTGTGACGTCCGCGTCGGGGTACAGCGTGGTGTCGTCGACGTCGGGCAGCGCCCGGACCTCGGCGAGCGTGAAGTAGTCCAGGGCCATGAGCGTCAGGCCCGCGCGACCGGCTCGCGGCGAACGTCGCCGAGCAGGATCAAGGCGCTGTAGATGCCGCCGGACGTGGTCCCGGAGGCGGTCGAGACGACCCGCAGGTAGCGCCCAGGGCCGGTGTAGCCGAACTCCAGGACCACGTTGTCCGACGTCGAGGTGAGCGTCGGCAGTGATCCTTGGATGTAGCTGGCGTCGGCGGCGGCCCAGTCGGAGTTGTTCTCGGAGGTCTCGAGGGTGATCACGTGCGTGCCGTCGGTGACGGCACCGGTGGTCACGACGACCCCAACGGTCCGCGCGTAGTTCTTGAACTCGGAGCGGTCGACGGCGGTGCCGTTGAACGCCTCGTCGGTGGCCCGGGCTACCGGGGCCAGGGAGAGCTTGGCCAGCACGGCGTTGTAGACGGTGCTCTTCATGATGCGTCCTTGGGGGTCGTGGGGGTGGGGTCATCGGCGGTGCCGTCGTTGTCGGTGGCCGGCGGCTCCGGCTTCGGCTCCGCGGCCTTGGCCGCGGGGGCCTTCTTCGGCTTCCTGCTCACGCGGCTGCCGATGCTGCGGCGCTGGCCGGGGGGAGCGGTTGCCTGCTCCAGCGGCGAACGGCGCGCGGCGGCGGCCTCGACCGGCTCGAAGTAGGCCTCGTGGCCCTTCACGACCGGGTCGGTGCTGAGCACCAGGTCTCCGGGTGCGTAGACACGTCCGGAGGGGTCGCTGAGTATGGCGAACGCCTGGTTCACACGGAGTACAGACATTGGGGAGCCTCTCTGATCGGTGATCGAGCCGCGACGTAGTCCGCGGCGGCGCGCATGATTTCGGGGTTGTCCTGCAGGTATCCGATGCCGAGGTTGCAGGGGTGGCACAGCAGTCCGCGGACTGCGCCCGAGGTGTGGCAGTGGTCGATGGAGAAGAAGGTCTGGAGGTGCCGTCCAGGGTCCGGGCGCCCACAGATGGCACATCCGCCCTGTTGCTGGGCGAGCATGCCGTCGTACTCGTCTTCGGTAATCCCGTAGGCGCGGAGGGTGCGGGCGCGTTCCTTCGCTTGGGTCTTCGAGGTGTCGCGGCGCGCATCGACCTTGCAGTCGTCACAGACCGGGACACCGGGCCTGGTGGGGGTATCAACGCCGCACTTGGAACAGGGTCTAAATCTGGGGCGCTTGGCGCGTGTCTTGAAGTTCCACTGACAGCGGCGAGAACAGAACTTGGACGATGCGCGGTACGGGGCAAACGTCACCCCGCAGTGCTGACAAGCGATGTCAGGTGAGGGTGCCCGGAGCTGCTTGCGCTGCTCATATAGGACAGCCTGGCTAGCTCGTTGGCGCTCGTTGTGCCGATGTACAGAGCACTCGACGGAGCACGTCTTGGCGTCCCATCTCCGCTCGGCGCCGAACACCTTTCCGCACCATTCACAGCTGCGTTCCATCTGTCGATCTCCTCCAGGGATGCGGAAGGGCGCGGATCCCTGGAGGCTCCGCGCCCTTCCTGACCCCGCTAGCAAGGCGGGGCTGACTTACGGGGTTGTTACGCGGCCGACGGGACATCCAACATGCGGAACGCACCGTCGTTGACCGAGTCGGCCCCGACCCGGTACCAGGCGTGCCAACCGCGCTGACCGCTCGGGCGGTTCGTGGTGGTGTGGAACAGGGTCTGGATGAACTCGACCCGGGTCCCCACACGGTCCGCGATGACGTAGTTCTGCATGTCACCGAAGATCAGCACGTAGTTGCTGACCGCGCCCGAGGCCGTGATGGTTCCGTCCATCGCCTCGGCCTCGAGGACACCGCGGCCGAGCAGCTGCTCGGGGCGGTCTCCGTTGAGGTTGGACCAGAACCCGCCACCGCCACCGGTGTCGAACGCCCGGATCAGCGTGTAGATGCTGTTGTTGGCCAGCCACTGCGCGCGCGACCGGTAGCGACCGGGGAGCGCGTTGTACAGCGACCGGACGTCGGCGATCGCGAACGTGTCGTCCGTCGCGGCGTTGATCTCCGAGGCGGTGCCGGCCAGGGCGGTGACGAGGCCGGTCGGCTGACCGTTGCCGGAGCCGGTGGCGAACGCCGTGGCCTCCAGCGAGTCCTTGCCGAACGCGAGCAGCTTGCCGACCTCCTGGGTCACGTTCGCGGCGTCCTCGAACGCCTCGATCGAGATCGGCACGAAGCCCTGCGCCTTGTGGATCGGCACGGTGGGCTGACCGAACGTGGTGGAGTCGTCGGAGACCTCCACGCCCTCGCCGTCCCACGACCAGGACACCGCACCGGAGGAGACGCCGTTCCAGACGTCACCGGTGGCGACCACGGTGCGGGCCGAGCTGCGGATGTCGTTGATCGACCCGTCAGACGTGATGATCACCGTCGGATCGAGCTGAAACGGGACCAAGTAGCCACCCGCGTTGTCGGTCAGCGACATGGCCCGCTGCTCCTCCGGGGTCATGCGGTGCTGCTGACCCATCGCCATCTTGGACCAGCCGCGCAGGTACTCCGGGCTGGAGGTGACGAGGATCTGCCGGGCGAGCACGGACGGGTTGTCGGCGCGGTCCAGGACGGACTGAGCCGCCTCGCGGACGTTGTCCGAGGCGCCCTGCATCCGCTCGATCGCGCTGGTGGCGCGGGCCCGGAACTCGTCGGCGAGCTCCTCCTCGGAACGCCCGAACGTGCGGACCTCGCTGAGGTCCCACGGGTTGCGGAACCGGGCGTCCTCGACAGAGTCGGGCTCCAGGATCGCGTCGCGGTCGAAGTCGGCGCCGCGGGCCTGGGTGGAGCCGGGCACGAGGCGGACGTTGCCGATGGACGACGTCGCGGACTGGACCTCGGCGAGCTGCGCGGCCCGCTCGAGGCGCTTGCGGTGCAGGTCGACCTTCTTGAACTCGGCACCGATCTCGCGGAAGTAGGTCTCGTCCTCCGCGGACATGGCGTCGAGCTCGGTCAGGCGGACCAGCTCGGTCTCGATCTCCCGGAGCCGGTTGACCGACTGGGAGTGGGTGAGCGTGACAGCGCCGTCGTCGTCCATGGTGTAGCCGGAGTAGAGGGCGCGGTTGCGAGCCATGATCTGGTCGACGGTGGACTTGATGTCGGCCGAGATCACGCGCGCGAAGGTCGTCATCTTCATGACGGGGACTCCTGGTTCTCCCGGCGACTGTCGTCCACCGGGGTAGCGGTTGCGATCGAGTGGCGCACGCTGCGGAGCAGATCGAGGACCCCGACCTGGACTGCGCTTCGTGCGGTGGTGCTGACCGACTCGTGCTCGTCGGCCGGGCCCGTGTCGGGCTCGGTGGCTCGCGGCGTGTCGTTTGACTCCGTGTCGTGCTCGTCGGCCGAACCCTCGTCGGGGTCGGTGACAGGCGGCGCCACGTCGTCGGTTTCTGCCCGGTCCGCCAACAGGACGGCCTGGGCAAGCTTGTTCCTCTGCTCCGGCTCGTGGAGCCGGTCGAGGTCGATGGTCAGCGTCTTGGAGCGGACGTCGACCGAGGTGTCGTCGTAGGCCGGCCACACGACGGGGCCGAGCTCGGGGACACGGAGCTCCTTGAGGGTGCGGACCAGGAGCTCGTCGTCGGGGATCTCCTCGTACCACGAGCGGCGGAGCAGCTCCTGGAGCTGCATCTCGTCGGTGATCTTCTTCCCGTCGGCGTCGTGCCACTCCTCGCGGATGACACCGAACCGGAACGACATGCCGTCGATGGACCCGGATGCGATCGCGTCGCGGACCGGGTGGATCAGCCAGTTGTCGTGGAGGCGGGCGATCACGTGGGCGCCGCCCTCGGGCGCGAGGACCGGGTCGACCTCCTCGGAGCACGTCTCGACCGCACCGATCGGGATGGACCCGATCAGCGGGTGGTGCCCGTGGTCGAACTGCACCCGCGGGGGGTTCTCCCGGAACGACTTCTTCATCGCACCGGGGGCGATCTTCTCCTTGAAGCGGCCCTCCCAGGAGTCGATGATCGTCTCGCGGTTGAACACCGCGGCGTACCCGTCGAGGGTGAGGCCGTCACCGGGTGTGGTGCCGTCGCCTGCGGCGCGCAGGTGGAACGGGGACTCCCGTCGCAGCCCCTCCAGCGGCGGCTTGACGGCGCGCTGGTCCTTCTCGGTGGTGGTCGTGCTCATGGGGTCACCCCTTCGGCGGAAGTCCTGTACTTGTACGTAGAACAGAACTAGAGTTGGACGTATGGCTCAGAGCAGACGGATGGCTGACTGCCATCCCGACAAGCCCCACTTGGCCCGCGGTCTTTGCGGCACCTGCTACCGGCGCACGTGGAACTCGGAGAACCCCGGGAAGACCAAGGCGACGGTCGCCCAGCGTCGGGCGGATGGCCCCCGGGCCACTTGCCACCCAGACCGCCCGACACTGTCGCTCGGCCTCTGTGACGCCTGCTATCGAAAGAAGTGGCGGGACGAGAACCCCGACCGCGCACGCGCAACCGCGAGGAAGTCGGCCAAATCCAGATACTGGAGCGATCCCGAAGCCGCCCGGCTCCGAGCCCAGGCTCGCCGCTACGGCCTGACCCCCGCCGAACTCCGTTCCACGATCGAGGCCCAAGACGGAGCATGTGCCGCATGTGGGGCTCGGGGTCCCTTGCAGGTCGACCACGACCACGCGACCGGTGCTGTCCGGGCCTTGCTCTGTAGTCCCTGCAACAGCTCCCTCGGTTACGCCCGGGACGACCCGGAGCGCCTTCGTGCGCTGGCGTCCTACGTCGAAGCGTTCAGCGCTGGCACACCTGCGCCGCCGGGCTGAACCAGCTGCACCGAATAGAGGCCGGTGTGTTCGAGGAGCCGGAAGTCACCGGTCTCGACTGCCTTGACGGCGGACTCCGGGGTGTAGCCCGAGGTCACCAGGCCCGTGATGGTCTCGGCGCGGACCTTGTTGATCTCGGCGGCGTCCTTCTCGTCCTCGCGCAGGAACGGGATGTCGTCGGCCACGTACCAGAGCCGGGTGCCGGAGTCGGGCACGGGGAGCAGGACCTCGAGCGACCCCGCGGCGTTCTGCCACAGCGGGTGGATGGTGCCGTCACCGAACCGGCGCCGGGCCTGCGCGTAGTTGGAGTACGTCGCCGACTCGAGACCCTCGGACAACCCCACGACGATCGGCGGGGTCCCGCCGGCGGCGGCGATGCGGGTCTCGCCTGCACCCTGGACGGCCTTGAAGTCGATCGCCTTCATGTCGGCGCCGACCACGGTGGCGTCGGCACCGGGGTAGAGGTTCAGGGTCTTGTACGCGTTCGACGATCCGGCGTGCTCGGCCTGGAGCCTCTTGTTGAACGCGATGATCGCCTCGCGGTCGGCCTTCTCCGCGTGCTTGATGATCATGTTCGGTGTTGCGCCGTTCTCGAAAAACTTCCGCTGGTGGGTGCCCATCAGCTTGTCGTTCTCGATCTCGCGGATGACGGGGGTGAGCCACGACATGCCCCGGAACGACGCGAGCGGGTCGGGGGTCGGCATGAAGTGCGCGACCTCGTCGAGGAGCAGCGGGACCGCGTCGTTGCCGGACTGGGCGCCGCCCTCGCGGTAGATGTAGCCGATCTTGTGCCACCCGAGCTGGCCGAGCACCTTGCCGAACGGGTCGTAGCGCCAGCGCGGCTGGACCGCGATCGAGACCCAGTCGGGCCGCATCCGCACGATCTCCTTCTGGCCGTCGCCGCCGAGCCGGGACAGCGGGGTCTCCAGCACGTTGAACGCGTTGCCGGCGAGGTCGGCGTCCTGGATCACCCGGGAGAGAAGGTCCTGGGTGGTGCCACCGGTCCAGGGCCGCTCGAGGACGCGGAGGTCGCCGTTGCCGAACATGTCGGACGGCTTCCCGTCGCGGATCCGCTGCCACCGGAACCGGGTAGCGGAGAACACGTGCTGTCGTACGGCCATGACGGCGAACACGACCGCGTCGGAGTTGTGTGCTCCCTGGGCGAGCGCGGAGAACTGGGCGGAGATCGTCTCGGCCTTGACCCCGAGGGTGCTCTCCAGGCCGCCGTTCCCGTAGAGCGCGGCACCGAACTGGGCCACGGTGGAGGCGTAGTCGTCGATCGAGTAGACCGACCGCTCGCCGCGCAGACGCTGCAGCAGGTTCGCCATCAGACGTCCGCCAGGAGCGCAGTCACGACCGCGGCCACTCCGCCGCCGATCAGGGCCGGGGCGAGACCGAGCAGCATGTAGGTCCCGACCAGGATGGCGGCCGCGCCGGCGAGCGCGAGGAGGACCATCCCGAGAGCGGGGGTGGGGCGTCGGAACCTTGTCATTCCCAGAACCCCCAGGCTTCGGTCGAAACGGATTGGTCGGCGCCCCACTTCGCGAGGGTCGCCGCTTCGAGCATGTCGATCTCGTTGCCGGCCCAGGCCCACCGTTTGCCGACCTTCCGCCGGCTCGCTGCGGTGACGGCGTCGTTCAGGTCGTCGTGGTCGCCGTGCTCGAGCTCGAAGTTGTCGACCGCGTCGTACACGTCGGCGCACGCACCGAGGTAGTCCTCAGTCGACGCGGTGAGGACCCGGACCCCGGCGGCCTCGAGCGGCTCGATCAGGTTCGAGGCTGTCCCGCGTCCGTCGACGACGACGATCGCGCCGGTCTCGTCCTGGATGCTCTTCGCCTTCTTCACCAGCCACCCGGTGCCGCGCCTGCGGAGCACCGCACCGACGAACGGCAACCGGTCGACGGCACCCGACGACGCCTTGGTCGCGGCCCCGATGGAGCCCCACGCCCGGTCCCACGACACCGAGATCCCGATCGCCTCGACGGGGGGCTCCTCGGCCAGCGTCGCGCAGCCCGTCCAGTTCGGCATGACCAGCTCGACCTTGGCTTCGGTCGACACCGGCTGGTTCAGGAAGAACCGGCGGAACTCCTCGTGGCTGGCCTGCGGGTCGTCCCAGTAGTCGGCGATCTCCTGCAGGTCCATCCACGCGGCCGCCGGCCCATAGGCTTCCTTGAGCGCCTTGATCCGCTCGGACCGCTTCTCCAGGTCCCAGTGCGCGGAGGCCTGGCGGTGATCGAAGAGGAGCTTCCCGTCGCCGCGGCCCTTCTTCTTCAGCATCTTCGCGTAGGCGTGGGTTCCCTCTGCGACCGAGCCCTCGCCCTCGGCGTACATCGTGGACGTCTCGAGCATCCACCCCGACGCGAGCTTCCGCTTGAGCAGGTTCCGCACCATCGTCTGGTGCATCCGCTTGAGCCGCGGCAGCTTCCACAGGTGGGTCTCGTCGGCGACGATGAACGTCGACTTCCCACCGTCGGCCGAGTCGTTGGCCGCTGTGACCGGCTCGATGAACCCGCGCTTGTCGGGCAGGTTGATCCGGGTGAGCCCGACGTCGAGGCGGCCGTACCTGAGCTTCAGCTCGGCCGACGCGGTGTCGGGGTGGAGCATGTAGTAGACGGCGTCGTAGGTGTTGCCGGCCTGACCCTCTTCGGTCGCGACGTTCAGGATCTCGACGTAGCCCAGGGGCTTGCCGACCGGCTCGCCCTCTTCGTACTCGTAGCCCCAGTCTGAGACCTCGCCGGCCTCAGCCCAGTGGTCGAACCGGCACGGGCCGAGCGCCTCGAAGCACTCGATCATCGCGGCGAACCCGGACTTGTTGCGGCCCTTCGCCCGGGACAGGAACGCCCGTCGGACCTTGCGGCCGCCACGGGTCAGCCGGCCGCGACGGGGTTCGACCTGGTAGGCCTTGACGGTGAACGCACCGAGCTCGTCGTCGAGTTCGATCTTCTGGCCCTGGACGTCGCCGGGCCCGTGGACCAGGAAGTGCTCGATCCAGCTGATGGCCGCGAAGCCCATCGACCGGAACGGCTCAGCCTTCGTCGCTGCCAACTGCCCTCAGTAGACGTTGCCGCCGAGCCGCGGTCTTCTTCGGCTGCAGCTTCTGCGGGGTGGGCGTCGGGGTCGGGTCGCCGACCTCGATCTTGAGGCGGGCCCGGTCCTCGGGGGTGGCGCCGAACTTCGCGGCGCGGAGCCGGAGCTCGCCGGCGACCGACCGGTCGCCTAGCCAGTAGTCGGCGTGCAGCACCGCGGTGTCGAGGAGGAACGACCAGTCGGTGTCGGTGAACGTCTTGGCCTGCGCGGATGCGCGCCAGGTCTTCCACCACGTGAGCGTCGCGTCAGGCCACTCGAACGTGTCGGGCAGGTCGGGTCCTGCGAGCTGGCCGTCGGCGTGGACGACGAGCTTCGTCGTCGCCGGCTTGTTGCGCCGGCGCCGCTCGGTGACGTCCTTCGGTGCGGGTCCGCGTCCGGCCATCGCGCGTACCTCCTGGTCAGGTCGAGGGGGCGGCGCGCGCCGCGGCGCCCAGACTCGCGCAGATTCCCA